CCCATGATCCACTCGAACATGCGGGAAGGATTGGCTTCGATCTTATCGGCATCGCCAATCAGGCGCATCATGCTATCGCTATGCCCTTCGGCGCAGACTTTTCCTTCCATTAGGAAAGCATACGATGCCTTATTGACCTTCCCGAGCCGGGCCGCGAATTCTTCGAAAGATTGGCTTTCGACCCGCCCATGCGAATGATGCAATTCGCCGGCAAGCTGAAGCATTTCGGAAGACAAGGCATCGGCATCCGCCTTGACGGGCTGAAGATCGCCGGAAGCAGAATACTTTTCGATGATCGCGGCGGCGATATCCCCGCAATCATAGATATCGTTCTGCGAGCCCGGCGCAAGATCGCCGGTCAAATGGATGAATTGCGAATGCGTGAAGATGCTGCCGCAGAGATCGAAGTTCATCCGCTGAATGGGGCGCGATGAATAGCCGATGATGTGCCATCCATTGCCGGACATCGACCTTTCGATATATGTTTTTCCGGCGAAGGCTGCGAGGATTTCCTCGTTGATGGCGTCATACTTGACCTGAAGCAGCGCCTTTTCATGCGCCGAATATTCCGCGAATTGCTTCTCCTGAAGCTTCTTCGCCGCGCTATCCAAGTCGAAGCAGAAAAGCCGCTGACTTTGATCCATCAGGAAGGTGACGCCAGCGATGGCGTCGCGATGCTTATAGGCGGCATTCCGCGCGCTATTCAAATCCGTCAGATGCTCGCGCTCGCGCTGCGCAAGGGGATAAAGCGCCCGGCCGGCATCCAGGAGCAGCGCGGATTTCGGCCGCATCGGCCGCTTATTCCAATCATACAGGGCCAGGCAATGCGGCAGCTTATCAAGGTAAGCCGGCAGCGCATTAAGCCATGCGACCTTATTCTGGATAATCTCGGCTTTGCGGTCTTCGAGCGATGGCATATTTCGGCTTTCGCGGGGGTTGCTTAGGCGCCCCGCGCGGCTTAGAATGCCATCTGCGGGTTGCTTGGACTGCGGCGCGCGATCCTCCCTAGACTTAGGGCCTAGCAGGGGCGCAATTCTGCTAGGCCCTTTTTAGTCCAGCAGATTAAACAAATCGACCTTTCCCTCGACGAAGCTGACGCCTGATTTCTCAATGGCTTCAATCAGCTTGCACATTTCCGGGTATTTCGGGGCGCCCCCGCGCTTCTGCATCCAGCGCTTGATAGGCTCACAATCAAGCCCGTGCTTATCGCACCAAGCTTGCCGGCTGCCTACGGAAAGAAAGGCATGCGGCAAGGCCGCAAGAATGGCGTCAATCGGCGGAAACCGCATTACAATGTAGCCCTAAATTAGATGCAAATCAGGCGGCGAGCCTAGCCCCGGCAGCCTTCGGATTGCAAGCGAATTTCGCAAAAAATTCCCCTTGCATTCGAAAAAATGGACTGCTAAGGATGATGGCACCACAGCACGATTTCCCCGGAGCATCCCCATCATGGCTAAGAAGCCGATCCTTGTCGTCGCCAAGCTTCCCGAGACTGAGCAGGGCATCTTTTACACCACGCTCGACAACTGGTACAAGGCGAACGAAGCCGCCGCCGCAGCTATCGCCGCCGAGAAGAAGGCCCGCGAAGCCCTTGCAGAAATCGCCTTCAAGGACGCGACGGAAGGCACCAATACCATCGAGCTCGGCTTCGGCAAGCAGCTCAAGGTCGAATGCCGGATCAACCGCACGATCGACAAGGCGCAGCTCGAAGCGCTGAAGGCTTTCGCGGCGGACGAAGCCGATCAGGCCCCCGATGCAATCGCGCTGCGCAAGCAGGTTGCCGCGCTTCTCGAGGAGCTGATCCGCTACAAGCCCGATCTTTCGGTCACCGCCTTCAAGGCCCTCGATGCCGATCAGAAGAAGATTGTCGGCGATCTGGTTACGGAAAAGCTCGGCAGCTATGGCGTCAGCATCCATACCCCGAAAGCCTAGCGCCCATGGCCTTCCATAAGACCGATGGGCCGCGCCCGCCGAAGATCAGGGATCGCAAGCGCGCGGTCCCGCTCGACGCTGATGGCGCGCCGGTCGAAAAGGCGCCGCCCGGCCCCGGCCCTATTGCCATGCGATCGATGCGGGAAGGGCTTTATTCCCCGGCCCTATTCGCGGCGCTTTCGATTGAGATGACAAAGCGCGCCTATCACTCCCGCGAAGGCGATCTAGCAGAAGAGGCCGCAGAATAATGGCATTCAGCATAAAGGACGCGAAGCCTATGTCGCAGCTATCTGACAATAGCGGCGCCAAGGTCCTGCTCTATGGCCCGCCCGGCAGCGGCAAGACGCCAAGCGTCATCGCAGCCCCGCGCCCCATCGTCTGCTTGACGGAAGCCGGCGCGCTTAGCGTCAAGAACATTCCGCTCGCCAAGAATATTCCGGGCGTGCCGCTATTCAGCCCCCAGGCAATTCGCGACTTCTTCGCTTGGTTCAAATCATCGACCGAAGTCCGCCATTTCGACACCATCATCATCGACAGCTTCAGCCAGCTCGCCGAAATTCTTGTCAAGGAATATCTCGGCGGCAAATCGAAATCCGGCGCCAAAGTCGACGGCAAAGCCGCCTATGGCGATATGGCCCGCGAATGCATGGAATACGCCGAAGCGATGCACTATCGCATGGGAATCAACATTATCTGCATCGCGAAGCAGGGCGTCTTTCAAGAAATGGGCACGGATTTCACCAAGCCCGTCTTCCCCGGCAAGGACCTCAATGTCCGCATGCCGCATCTTTTCGACGAGATCATCCATATCGGGGTGCACCCGGAATGCGGGGTCGTCGATAAATCGACGTTGCAATGCCGGGCTTCCTTCAATATTCTAGCCCGCGATCGGAGCGATACCTTGGCGCAATATGAGCACGCCGACTTCGCTTCGCTCTTCCAGAAGATCAAGGCAGGCATCCCCTTGACGCCCGCTTGATAGCAGTCCGCAGCAATCCCAACCGGAGACTTCAGATGGCAGAACTCAATTATACCCCGATGACTTTCGACGCGGATGCCGTCGACCCGAATGGCGGCGGGCAGGACGTCCTCGAGACCGGCATCTATGATGTCGCGATCACGAAGTCGCCGGAAGTCAAGGCGAAGCCGAAGGACGGCGACGACGAGAACACGCAGCGCTACTTCATCGCCTTCAATCTCCAGGTCCTGACCGGCCCGGCGAAGGGCAAGACGATCATTGCCCGCGTGACTTCGCGCAGCCCTTCGGATGATGCGGTCCGCATCGGCAAGGGCGACATTTCCGCCATCTGCTGGGCGATCGGCCAGAAGAAGCTGCTTCAGGGCACCAATGAGCTCCACGGCAAGCCCTTCAAGGTCAGCGTCGAGAAGGTCGAATATCAGGCCGGCAAGTTCAACAACGAGATCAAGGGCTATCTGAACCGCGCCGGGCAGACCATCGCGGACATGAAGGATGGCGCTGCCCCGGCCGCTGCCGTCGGCGGCCCCGCCGCTGCGGCCCCGGCCCCGGTGGCTGCCGCCGCGCCTGCGCCCGCCCCTGCGCCTTCGCCGGCCCCGGCAGCCCCCGCGCCCGCAGCGCCGGCCGCCCCGGCCGCAGCCTTCCCCCCGGAAGGATGGCTCGCCCATCCGACGGCGCCCGGCTATTTCTACAAGGGCGACGAAGTGCTGACGGAAGCCGATCTGCGCGCCAAGGCGCCCGCCGCCGCGCCGGCTGCGCCTGCCGCCCCGGCAGCGCCCGCTGCGCCTGCGGCCCCGGCCGCCGATGCCGCCGCAGCGGGCGGCGTCCCCTCCTGGCTGAACGCGGGCGGGCAGTAAGAAGCAATCAGGCGGCCCCCACAAGCCGCCCGATCAACCCCGGCAAGGCTATCCCCCCAGCCGGCCTTGCCGGGGCCATTCCTTCAGATAGGGCGCAAAGCTGATGCCATCGTTCATCATCTGCGCCGATAGCCAAAAGGCGGCCGAAGTCGTCGCCCATAAGCTCGCGCGCAATCCGCACCTTCAGAAGCCCAGGCACGGAAGCAAGGAAAAGTCGGCGGAATTCTGCCGCTTCCTGAACGCGCCCGGCATTCCGCGAAAATATAAGCCTTTCGAAATCACAGTCGAATTGCGGCCGAAGAAGAAAAAGGACGACGATGCCTAAGGTCCCCGCCCTAATTGAGCTCATCGACAGCGTGATCGAGCTTAAGGGCATGCCCCGGCATCCGCAGGAAGGCCCGCGCCGCCATCTAGGCGCATCTGTGATCGGCCGCGAATGCCTGCGCGAGATTTGGTATAGCTGGCGATGGGCCGGCTTCACGCGCTTCGAGGGCCGCATGCTGCGCCTATTCGAGCGCGGGCATGACGAAGAGCCGCGCCTGGCTGAATTGCTGCGGATCGTCGGCGCCAATGTGCAAGAGCTTGATCCGGCGACAGGCAAGCAATTTCGCTTCATCGGCTATCTAGGCCACTTCGGCGGTGGCTGCGATGGCATTGCCACCGGGGTGCCCTGCTTGGAGCCTTTCGGCTTCAGCCTATCCGCGCGCATCCTCTGCGAGTTCAAGACCCACAGCTATGATCGCTACAAGGATGTCAGCGAGCAGGCGATCAAGGCCGGCAAGGTTGACCATTGGGCGCAGACTGTCATTTATATGGACGAGCTGAAAACCGATGCGGCGCTTTATATGCCGGTCTGCAAAGATGACGACCGCATCTTGCCGGAGCTTTTGCTGCCCGATCCGGGCGCGGCAAACGTGCTTCGCGACAAGGCGCGCCGCATCATCGATCATAAGGGCATCCCGCCGCGCATGGCGCATGCTTCGCCTTCCAATTTCAAGTGCAAGTTCTGCGATCATCGTCGCGCCTGCCATTATGGCGCCCCGCTTGAAAGGAACTGCCGCACTTGCAAAGCATCGCAGCCGGTTGACGGTGGCAGATGGAAATGCAATAAATTCAACGCCTTGATCCCTGAAGACAAAGAGATCGAAGGCTGTCCGCAGCACGAAGTCATTGAAGGCTGAAGCCATGGTCCAGGCAGTCGTTATCCCCGGCGCGAATATCACCATTGCCAAAGATCAGGACGAGTATCTGACGCTGCGCGGCCGATCGGAAATGGTGCCGCTTGGGCCGAATAGCCCTATCATGGTGCGCGCAATCAGCGTCGCCTATCAACTCGAGCTTGCCGAAATCGACATGCTTCTGAAGGGCGGGACGCTGATCTATCAACAGCTTGTCTTTGACGGCAAATATGCCCCGATGCGACTGCATGTGGAACCGGCATCCGATCCGGTTGATATGGTCAATAACGCGCTCAAAGATATCAAGTAACATGCGAATTCCGCGCTATTACCAGCGCGAAGCCGTGGACGCAGTTCGCCACGATCTTCAGGCGCACCCGGATGATAATTTGCTTGTCGGCATGCCGACCGGCAGCGGCAAGGCCCTATGCCTAGCCATGCTCTGCAAGGAGCTGCTCGAAGAAATTCCGATGCTTCGCATTACTATGGCGACGCATTCGCAGCACCTTGTCGAGCAGAATGCGCAAACGCTTCTGAAGCAATGGGCCGATGCGCCCGTCGGCATCTATAGCGCCGGGCTTGGCCTGAAGCAGACCGGGGCGCCGATCACCTTTTGCGGCATTCAATCCGCATCGAAGGTCCCCCATCTTTTCGGCCGGCAGCACATCCTTCTCGTCGATGAAGCGCACGCCATCGCGCCCGGCGATGAAACTTATTATCAGCGATTTATCAACGGACTGAAGCTGACCAATCGGCAGCTTCGCACGGTCGGCTTCACCGCGACAATGTTCCGCATGAAGGGCGGCATGCTCACCAACCCCGGTGGCATGTTCCAGCGCATCAGCTATGACATGACCGGGCGCGAAGCTTTCGTGCGCTTGATCCGCGAAGGCTATCTTGTCCCGCTGCTTAGCAAGCCGACCGGTTTTATCTACGATGATAGCAAGCTGCGGCGCACGGGCGGCGATTTCAATAAGAAAGATATTGAAGACCTTGTCGACGATCACGACAAGACTTATCAGGCGCTCGACGAGTGCATGCAAGTCCTTCGCGATCGCCATCATTGGATGATCTTTTGCGCGGGCGTCAAGCACGTCGAAGATGTGGTCGCCCTGCTTGCTTCATGGGGGCAGTCGGTCGTCGGCGTTCATTCGAAGATGAAGGCGGATCAAATTGACGCCAATATCAAGGCTTTCCGCAGCGGCGAAGCCCGGATGATCGTCAATAATGGCATCCTGACGACGGGCTTCGACAGCCCGCACGTGGATGCTATCGTGCTGCTTCGGCTGACCGATAGCAGCGGCCTTAATGTGCAGATTTTGGGCCGGGGCACGCGCCCGGATTATGCGCCGGGCTTCGACCTGGATACGCTAGGCGGCAGGCTTGCGGCCATCGCGGCAAGCAATAAGCGCAATTGCCGCGTCATGGACTATGCGGACAATATTCGCCGCAATGGCCCGATCAACGATCCGCGCATTCCGGGGCAGCGGCGAAAGGGCGCAGGCGAAATGCCGGTCAAGATTTGCCCGAAATGCGGATGCTATAATCACACGTCTGCGCGCTTCTGCGAAAACGTCACAGAAGACCCGCCTTGCGATCATGAATTTGTCTTTGAAGATAAAAAGTCTTCAACAGCCTCTGACGAGTCGCCGATCGCTTGGGAAGAGCCGAAGGTCGAAATTCCCTGCGACTGGTATCAAGTCATGCAGGTTGATTATGATCCTTATCTTAAAGAAAATAAGCCTGACATGCTTAAAGTCAGCTATACATGCTTCGGCGGGCGCAGGGTGAACCAATTCATTTGCCTAGACCATGACGGGCCGGCGCAACGGGTCGCTCGCCGCTTCTGGGAGCAGCGGCGCCCCTATCAGGAGCCGCCCGCATCGACGCTTGAAAGCCTTGCGCATACGCATGAGCTTATGACCCCGACTTGGATTTTCTGCGATAAGCAGGGCAAATACCCAAGCGTCCGGAAAGTCGCATTCACAGAAGAGCGCCCGCCGCATCCCGGCAACCCTATTCAGAAAGGCTAAGCCATGCGTCGCCGAAATAATACATCAGCCTTCGTTCCGATGGATACGCTTTGCGCAATGACGCACGCTTGGATCGATGATCTAGACATCACGACCTTGACGCCGACTTGCTGCACTTGCGCGCACCTGCCGAAGAATGGCGTCGGCTGCCTGAAATATAATCTGCCCGCTGTGCCGGCTAAGGTGGTCTGCGGCCAGGTGCCCTGCGAAGGATATCTCGATATTGTGGATGCAATCCCGTACTAGAAATCGCCTGCGGCGATTTTACGACATGCCCTTGACTCCACGTTTTCGTCATGCCATAAAGAGGCATCGAACGGGAGCATTCGCTATGGACGACTTCTTCGCCAATCTCGACGACGATCTTGCCACCGGGGGCCGGAAGGCTGCCGATCCTGCGAACCTTGCCAAGCTTCAGGTCGCCAACGGCGGCGAGAAGGACGGCATCACCTGCCTATCGTGCAAAGGCCGGGGCAATTTCTACAGCTATACCGGCCGCCTTGTCGGGCGCTGCTTCAAATGCAGCGGATCGGGCAAGATGACGGCCGGCAAGGCTGCGGCTTTCAAGGGCGCGCAGACGAAGAAGGCCAATGATGCGGCCTGGCATCATGCGCACCATGCGGAAATTGCCCATATGGGCCACCGCGCGCAGCATTCTTCTTTCTATGCCTCGCTTGCTTCGCAATTTGCGGCGAAAGGCCGGCTTTCGGACAATCAAATCGCCATCATCCGCAAGGACATGGAGGAAGCCCCGGCCCGCATCGCTGCCGCCAAGGCGAAGCGCGACGAAGCTCGCGCCGCTTCGGCGAAGGAAGTCGATATTTCGAAGATCGAGGCGCTTTTCGACCAAGCCCGCGCATCGGGCCTGAAGAAGCTGAAATTCCGCACGGAAGCCTGCGACATCAGCCCGGCGCCGGAGCATGGCCGCAATGCCGGATCGCTTTATGTCACCAAGGCCGGCGAATATTTCGGCAAGATCAGCGGCGGCAAATTCTTCGCGACCCGCGAAGCTCCCCCTGAGATTGGCAAGCATCTTGAAGAGCTTGCGGCCGATCCCCTGGCGGTCGGAATTGCCTATGGCAAACAGACCGGCAAGTGCTGCGCCTGCGGCCGGGAGCTTACCGATCCCGAAAGCGTCAAGCGCGGCATCGGCCCGATTTGCGAGGGGAATTGGGGGCTATGATCGGCCGCATATATCATACCCGATCGCTTGCAGGCCGCGCCGGGCTTACAAGCGGAATGCCTTTTGAGACAATTTGCGTCGATCCGGCTAAGTCGCTTTATCGCTATGAAGCGCGCGACGAGGGGCCGGGCATCAAATATGCCCGCCTCTATGCGCAGGGAAAGGATTGGATCGCATGGCCGGAAATCAGCCTGAAGCGAAAGCCGATCCTGATTGTCCATGTGACGAAAGCGGAGCTGCCGAAGGATATCCCGGCGCTATTCGAAATCCGTCCGATCACGCCTAGCCTTTGGGACAAGCAGGCCCCGTGGAAGCCGCCGCCGCAATATGCCCATGATGCAGGCTTCCGGCCGGACCTGAAATATGTCCCCATCGATCGCCTGATAATTATTTTCGGAAAAGGGGGTTGCATCTAACTTCGCAGACCCTAGTATTCAATCGCACTTCTGATTTCACAAGCCCCGAGCAACTTTCAAGGAGAATTTCATGACCGAAGCCACCGCCGATACCAGCGTCGCCGCCCTGGCCGCTGCCGAAGCCGCCAAGACCCCGAAGGCCCCGGCCCGCGAGAAGATCAACGGTTTCGTGCGCCCCGAGCCCGGCAGCAAGACCGGCATCATCTGGGACTTCTGCGACATCCTCTATCGCCTGCGCGGCGAGGCCGGCGAGGCCCACCCGGTGCCCCTGATCGCGGAAGTCCGCGAGCTCTATCGCGGCAGCGGCGGCACTTCCGACTCGAGCTGCTATTCGCAGTACCTGAACTGGCTCGACTATCACGCCCGCAAGGACGAGCTGAAGGCGCGCCGCGAAGCCGAGAAGGCGGGCAATGCCGGTCTGACGGCGGAGGAGATCGCCGCGAAGGCGGAGGCCAAGGCTGCCAAGGCCAAGGCCCGCGAGGAGAAGGCCGCCGCCAAGGCCGAAGCCGATCGGATCGCCAAGGAGGCGCGCGAAGCCGCCCTGGCCAATGCCGAGCAGGCCGCCGCCGCCCTGATCGCCAAGCTCAAGGCCGCCAAGGATGCCCCGCCCGCCCCCAAGGCGCCGAAGGCCCCCAAGGCCGGGAAGAAGGGCAAGGGCGCCGACGCCGCGCCCCCGCCGCCCCCGGCCCCTGCGCCGGCTGCGGAAGCGGGCGAGGAAGACCTCCTGGCCGCTGCGGCTGCCGCTGCCGCTGCGGCGGAATAAGCGATCGTCACTGCGGAAGACCGCAGCGATTGCCTTCGATCGCCCCGGCAGCAATGCCGGGGCTTTTGGGGTGCCACAGCACATTCTAGGAGCCCCCGACAATGGTCGATCTAATCGCGCCGCTGCGCTTTGCCGCAGGCGGCGTTTCGTCGAAAACGACCAATCCAGAGCTTTGCCATTTTCTTATCAGGGACGGCCGCGTCACCGGCTATGACGGCGTCCTGACGATGAGCGCCCCGATCGAAGTCGGTCTCAACATGATGCCCCGCGCCGCGAAGCTGGTCGAAGCGATCAAGGCAGCCCCGGACAATGCGGAAATCGCGCTTGCGAAGACCCCGGCCGGCAAGCTCAGCATCAAAGCCGGCAAGTTCAAGGTCTTCGTCGACTGCTTGCCGGATGACTATTCGCTGCTTGTGCCGATGCCGGAAGGCGCAATCTGCCCCGGATCATCGGAGCTTCTGCCGGCCATCCAGGCGGCAATCCCTTTCTGCGCCGACGGCAAAGGCCCGACTTGGTCGCAGGGCCTCCGCTTCCATGGCGCATCGGTCTATGCGACTAATTCGCTTGTCCTGCTCGAGAAGTATCATGGCTGCAATATCCCGCATGAATTCATCATCCCGGTGGCAGCGGCAAAGGAGCTGCTGAAGATCAAGGACCCGATCAGCCATCTTCAGGTTGGCGAGAATTCCGTCACCTTCCACTTTGGCGACAAATGGCTGCGCACTGCGCTGGTCAGCGGCAAGTGGCCCGATAACGTCGAGCCCATGTTCGGCATGCCCGGCAATCGCGAGCCGCTGCCGGAGGGCTTCTTCGATGCCTGCAAGACCTTGGCGGCAGTGCCGCTCGATGAAGAAGCGACGCAGAAGCTTCATTTCCGCGACGGCTTGGTTTCAAATTCGCCCTCTGATGACATGGGCAGCTCGATTGAAATGCATGTGGCTTCGGCCGGCATCTTTCCGCTAGAGCAGCTTTTGCTTCTCGAAGGCGTCGCCGCGAATATCGCGTGGGGCACATATCCGAAGCCCTGCCCCTTCATGGGGGAAAAGCTTCGCGGCATTCTGCTAGGGTTCCAGCGCTGATGGCGGATGTTATCGAAGGCCTCTTTTGGAACATTGACCCTTCGCAAAGCCGCAAGGCTGCGGCCTATATGCCTGACATTCCGGAGACGGGATGGCGTCCGCCGATCGAGCTTCCGAATATTCAGCATGCGCCCTGGATCGGGATCGATTGCGAAACTTTCGACCCCGATCTTCTGACGCATGGCCCCGGATGGGCGCGCAATAAGGGGCATATTGTCGGCATCAGCGTCGCCGTGCCCGGCAATAAATGGTACTTCCCGATCCGGCATGAAGTGCAGCCGGAATTGAACATGGACCCGCAAATGGTCCTGCGCTGGGCGAAATGGGCCTTCAGCGGCAAAGGCGTCAAGGTTGGCGCCAATCTGCTTTATGACATTGGATGGCTTGCGCAGGAAGGCGTCCCCGTTCCCGGCCAGCTCTATGATTGCCAATATGCGGAAGCGCTGCTGAATGAAACGAGCCGCGTCAATCTCGAAGCGCTAGGCCAGAAATATCTCGGGCGCGGCAAAGAAAGCGCCGTCATTAAGCAATGGGCAAAGCAGGCATATGGCCAGGCTGACGCCTTTTGGCGCAAGGACATATATCGCTGTCCTGTGACTTTGGCCGGCCCCTATGCCGAAGAAGACGCGCAACTTCCTTACGAAATTCTTCAGAAGCAGTGGCCCGAGCTTGTCAAATATGACTTGGTCGAGCTTTTCCACATGGAATGCGATCTAATCAATGTCCTTTGCGCGATGCGCTTTGCCGGCATTCGGGTAGACGTCAACTATGCTGCGCAGCTTCGCGAAGATTTCACGAAGCGAAGCGCCGCGATCATGAATGAAGCGCAGAAGCTTGTCGGCTTCCCGATAAACTTCGGCAGCGGCGAAAGCATGGCGAAGGCATTCAGGCATCTAGGGCTTGAATACCCGATGACGGAGCCGTCTGAAAAGCATCCGCAAGGGCAGCCATCATTTAAGAAAGCTTTCCTCGAGGAAGTCGATCATCCTTTCGCGAAGATGATCGTACAGGGGCGCGGGCTTGATAAGCTTGTCTCGACTTTCATCGACAGCTATATTTTGAACGGTCATGTCAATGGCAAAGTCCATACGACTTTCCATCCGCTCAGCGGCGAAGATGGCGGCACAAAGACCGGGCGCCTTTCTTCATCCGATCCGAATTTGCAGAACATCAGCGTCCGATCATCTGACGGGAAGCTCATTCGCGCCTGCTTCATCCCAGATGAAGGGCACCTTCAGCTTCGCGACCATGATTACAGCCAGATCGAATATCGGATGCTTGCGCACTATGCCACCGGGGCCGGCAGCGATGCCGTCCGGGCGGCCTATAATGCCGATCCTGATCTCGATTATCACAAGCTGATTGGCGGCATGGTGCTAGCGCAAACGGGGCGCGAGCTTCCGCGCGGCATCATTAAAAACATCAACTTTGGCTTGGTCTACGGATCGGGCGTTGCCAAGCTTTCCGAGCAGATGAAGGTCGCGCTGAAGGAAGGCCGCGAATTCGTCAAAGCTTTCCATGAGTCGGTGCCCTTCGCAAAGCCGACGCTCGAAAGCATCGCGGCGGAAACCGGGCAGACGGGAATTGTCACGACAATCCTCGGCCGGCGCAGCCACTTCGATGATTGGGAGCCGGAGGAGCGCAGCAAGGCGAAGGTGATCCCGCTGCCCTATGCCGAAGCCCTGGCCAAATGGGGGCCGGCGATCAAGCGCAGCGGGCTGTACAAGGCGGTCAATTATCGCTTGCAGGGATCGGCCGCCGAGCTGATGAAGAAGGGCCTTGTGCGCTGCTACAAAGATGGCATCTTCGCCGAGACATCGATCCCGCGCCTGACGGTGCACGACGAGCTGCTTTTCAGCGAGCCGCATGGCGTCCGGCCGGAAGCTTGGAAAGCGATGCAAAATGTCTTTGAAACTTGCGTGCCGCAGGTCAAGGTCCCGATCCGCTTCGACGGCAGCGTCGGAAAGAATTGGCTGGAAGCCCACTGACCTGTTGCGCTCCCGGTGGCATTATGCCATTACGAAAAGGCATCAGCAAAGGAGCTTCCCTAGATGCCTGTTTTTCGGGTTCATGTTATCTTCCCCGACCTGACTTCGCGGAAGATCGATAAAGAGACATCTTCGCCGAAGATGGCCGCTGCGATTGTCGCCAAGGAGCTTCGCGCTTCCGGCGAGGCCGCCTTCAAGATTGGCAAGACAAAGCTGGTGCGCCAATGATGTGGATCGCACCTTCCGTGTTTTTTATCGCCGGGGCGCTTCTGGTCTCAAATTGCCGCCGCTTTAGCGATGATGCGGCAGGCTGCTGGGCCGGCGCTTCCTGCATCTTCGTCGCCCTATGCATGGCGGCTATGCGCTTCGCCACGCCCGCCTGCTATGACGGATCGCTCATCGGCGAGGCGCTTATCCGGGCGTGCCACTAGGGCTTAGGCCCCGGCGCATCGATCGCGCCGCTCATTTCTTTTCGGAGCGCGTCGTTCCATGCGGCGCAATTCCGAATTGTGAGATTGGCGGCATTTGTAACCGCCCGCTCTCGGTCGATGGCAACAACGGCTTCGTCGCCGGGACGAACCTTTGCATGGGCATATTGCTTTCGGCACTCTCCTGGAATGTCCGGGATCGAAATGCCGGCGCGGGCCACGCCAATGGCAACGCCAGCTGATCTGACTCTTTCTTCATTTCCGCAGCCTCCTAATATCGTCAGCAGAAAGAGGGCAAGAGCGCTTGCTCGTCTTGATTTCATCTTCCCATGCTTTCAATCGCTGCTCTTCGGCCGCGCTGGTTGCTTCGAGGTCAGCCGATTGCTTGCGGAGCATTTCGTTGAAAGAAGCGGCTGCGGCGATAGCCGCATTTGCCTGCCGTTTCATTTCTTCGACCTGCGCCTTGCCGGCCGCCGCTTCCGCCTGATTGACAAGATCGGCGCGCGCCGCTGCCCGGATGCGGGGGTTCTCCCAAGCGAAATTCCAAAGCATCATTGCTGCCGCCACGATGGCCACGTAAGGCCATGATGCCAAAATTGCGGCAGGATTAAGCAGCGCTAGCATTTGCCCGCCAGGCAAAGCTTGGCGGGCTTGTACAGCCATCCGGCGCCATCATCGTGGCGGGCGGCGCAGGCCGCGAGCAGCAAGCAGGCGCCGACAATGATCACTTTTTGCATGGCGGCCCCCTTAGAGCCGGGCGAACTGGAAGTGCATCCAGTCATAATTGGCATGGCGGCCAAGGCTGACGGCGCCGGCAGCTTCGACGATATCCCAGAAATCGTCATATTCCGGCTTCGCGAATTGCGCCTTATCCCGCCCCCACTTAAGCTGATTTCGCGCCGGATCGAGATCGACTGCGATGCCCCAGGAATGCATCGAATAGCTCGATCCGCCGCGCATCAGGCGAAGATTGTAGCAGCCGCCGAAAAGATCAAGGCCAAGCTTGCGATATTGCGCTTCGCCATATTTGGCGACAGCCTTGGCGAAGATTTCCGTCAGCGGATCGGCGACAAGCTCATGGCAGCTAAACGAGCTGACCTTTTGATCCAAGTCCCAAGCGATGCGGAAGGGGATCGGGAGCCGCGCCTTGCCGGCGGTGCAGCGCGGATTGCCGGGCGCGCCGAAGACCTGCCTGACGCCCGACTGCGGCGGCCAGACGGGGATGCCATTCTTCGGCGGGGGGCTGCTTGCCACCGGGGGGCGCGATCCGGCCGGCATGAAAGGCTTCGCGGCGCCGCTTGTCAAGACAGCGGCCGATTTCGGGCCATAGTCGCCATCAGCGGTCAAGCCGTTATTAGCCTGAAATTGCTTGACGGCGCCGCGCGTCCTGCCGCCATAGTCGCCGTCAGGCGGCCCCGCATCATAGCCAAGCGCATTCAGGCGCGTTTGCAGGTCATAGATCTGGGGCTTGGTCATTTTCATCGCGGTTTCCTTATTTATTCCCCGAATGCGGAATGCCGGCGAGATCAAGCAGTTTCGCTGCGTCTTCATCGCTAAGGCTGCGCAAGATATTGCTCGGCCGTTGCGCTTCGGTCTGCGCCGCTTCCTCCTGGGCTGTATTCACCTTCTCGAGAAGGGTCTGAGCTTCTGCGCCCGAAACCTTGAGCTCGCCGTCCTGCCAATACTCGATAATATTGTCAGGACCCATCCGAAACTCACCTTTAGTGAAATCATATTGCTTCTTTACCATAGGTCACCTAATCTTTGTGATCATGATGCGCGGGCGCAGGTTCCACATGAACGAAGTCGTCCTTGCGATGACTCCGCTTGTTCCGTTATTTACCCAAACTTGGTATTTAATTGTATCGCCAATAGCGGCATCAAACATTAAATGTCCGGGATGCCCGTGTAGTTGTCCTGTTCCTGACGCAACACCACCTGGCGCGTTGAACGTAAGGGGCTCAGGGGTTGTTCCATTGAATAATAGACGAGTTGCAGCCAAAGGATTTCCCGATCCGTAGATATTCTGAACGGGAAGCATCGCTTGCAGGTTATACGTTCCTGCTTTCGTGAAGGTAAAAGTGGGCGTTGCGAACGTACCGAACGCAGCGCCCTTAAACGCACTTGTTGACATCGCGACATCGGTCCAGACGTTCTGAGTCAAGGCAACGTCGGTTGCCGTTGTCTGGTCCGATGCAATCCATGCATCGAATGACGGAACAATAAGCGCCTGTATTTCAGCGGCGGTTTCGTAGACTCGAAACCACGCCGACCAAATACCGGAGTCTCTTGTACGCCGCCAGCGTAAAGATGAGGCGCCGCCATCTGCAAGGACGTTGGTCGCATATTGAATGACGTCGTTTGACCCGGACTCAAATACCCAATTCTGAACTAAATAATATGCCGTCGGTTCAGGTGCATTAGCCCCGCCGGGAGGCATAGCCCAAAAGCCCATTTCGAGCACAGTATTGTAATCGATAGGGGCGCCATCAGGAACACGAAGCGGGAGCGGACCGCGCGGCCCGATCGTATTGGAAAGATCGCGCAGCGCAAAGTCGCCGCTCAAAGCAGCTTCCCAAGCCGTGAATGCCTGAGCAAGATTGCAGAGCCCCTCGCAGTCCCACGACCCGGTCGGGTCCATTGTCGAAGCAAGACAAAGAATTTCGGACACAATCGCATTGATCTGCGCCGCGCTGATGCGGGCAGTGCAATCCGATGGGAGCGCCGTAATCAGGCAGTTGGCGGTGAAGGTTTCGGGCGGGCAAAAAGCGCTGACGACACCAGCGGGCGAAAGGCAGTCGCCCTCGGCATTCCGGATGACAAGCGCACCGTTTACGATATCCGGGAAAATGCCTGGCATGTCTTAGCTCCT